AATTAGTTCTGCAAGATTTGAATGTACAGTTCCCAATCCGTACCGCAGCACTAGATGACATCGATGGCTTAGAAGCTAATGTAGTAAGCGATATGCTGCTAGAATTTAGCCAACTTGAAGCACAATCAATGATTCAAAACAATGATCAAGTTGCTCAAGGTGTTTCTAACCCATACGGTGGCACAAATGGCTTACGTGGTCTTGACCAATACGCAGGTGCGGCAGCTACTTATGCAGGTGGTTCAGTTACTACCGCAGCTTTTGGCAATAGTGGCACTGGTTCTACTAGTGGTTTGCATTCGCTTGCTACTTACGATCAGCTTACTACCAATGCAAATACTGTTGGTGCTGCGAACATCACTTATAAAGACGTTATAAATTTTGTTTACTCACTGCCACAGGAATATTGGACACCAACTGCAAAGTTCATCATCAATCCAGTATTGCTGCAACAGATTCGTGGTTTAACTGACGATCAAAAACGCCCAATCTATGTTGATGGCTTGGCTCGTACTGATGGTATTGTTGGTCAATTGCTTGGTTTTGATGTTGTTGTTAATAAATATCTTGACACACCATCACAATTAACAACTGGCAGTGCAGGTACAAACAGCTTATACCCAATGTATTTTGCTGATTTTGCACGTTTCCATACAATCGTTGATCGTCTAAGCATGGTACTGCGTAGATACGATCAAACGGCTCCCGGCTTTATTACCTTCTTTGGTGAAAAACGTTTAGCAACTTCTGTTGTTAATCCGTTTGCGGGTGTTCGTTATCGTTCAACTGGCACATCAACCTAATCTTTGGTTGCCCCTATCAGAATGTACTGGTAGGGGTTTTTTTGTTTAGGAATGGAATATATGAAAGCCAACGAAAAAATCATTGCAGGTATTAAACAGACGCTTGAAACAGGCGATAAAGTCACTATTGATTTGCGTGAAGCATCGGCACTTACTGGCAGTGGTAACAATGTTGGTGGTCGTACTTTATTTGACGATGCTTTTGCTGCATTACGTTTTGCAAATCCAATTCGTAAAGGCGCAAGAATAGTTAAACGAGCAGGTCAAAGTGCGGTTCAGTTTGTAGCTAAAACTGGTAACGCAACAAATCAAACAAATCCATTTGGATACACTTTCACGCCTGATAGTGGAACACCAAATACGAATACAACAATTTGGCAATTGCCAACTAGAGTAATTACTGCACAACTTCCAGTGCGTAGTGCTGTGTTGTCGGATGTAAATTATTTAGATGAAACATTAGTTAGCGATTTGATGGCTGAATTTGGTGCTGTTGAAGCGCAATCAATGATTATCAATAATGACCAAGCAGGTTCAACAACCACAAGCACAGGCGGCACAAACGGTTTGCGTGGTTTAAATATGTACACAAGTGCGGCAGCTTCTGCTTATGGTACAAGCGGCACAGCAATTACAAATGGTATTCATAGTATTGCTACTTATACTCAAGCAGCAGCAGCAGTTACTTATTCTGACCTTACTGATTTAACTAGATTATTTCCTGCTCAATATTGGAACACGCCTAGCACAGCATGGATGATGCATCCGCAAACAATTCATGAATTGCGTAATTTAGCTGCATCGGCAACCAATTTAACCAGATTATTTACTGAAACTGGCGATGCTGATGGTGGTGCTGTTGTTAATATTTTTGGATTCCCTGTAATTCCAAATCCATACATGGAAACAACTGGTGCAGGTAAATTTAATATTTATTTAGCGTCATGGGAAAATTTTGTAACGATTGCTGACGTTGAAGAAATGACGATACAAGCATTTGAACAAACTGCGCCCGGTTTTATTACACTGTATGCAGAACGCCGTTTAGCAAGCACAGTTCGTGACCCATTTGCAGGCATTAGATTAGTGGGTGTTTAATTATGCCAGTTCAAGAAACAGGTTTAGGATTTGTTCAACTTGCGCCGACACGCAATCCGTTTAATTATGATTGGTTTGAACAGACCAACCGTAATATTGCGACTGCGTGGTTGACGCTTACTGAAATTAGAAATCAATTAAACCTGTATTCTGACACTAGCCAAGATACATATTTAACTGCATTAGAATTAGCTGTACGAATGGCTATTGAAGATTATCTAGGTCTTGCAATAACTAGCGTTCAATACAAAGTTTATTATGGTGCATCTGCTTTATATGGTTCACCATTGTCACTTGATTTGCCTGAAACATCACAGGGCGGTGTGACTATTAATTCAGTGGCATATTACAACGATTCAACGCCAACTGTATTAACTACATTAAGCGCAAGTGCGTATTACTATGACCCAACTGGACAAAAAGTAATTTGCACAGATTTGCCTACTGCAATTAATCCGCAAATGACTTCACCAGTTATTGTGACTTATACACTTGCAGCATCACCACTTGCAAGCTATCCAGTAATTAAGCAAGCGGGTTTATTATGGTTTACGCATTTATACAATAATCGTTCGGCAGTTGGTGATACGGTTGGGCAACTTGCACAAATACCATTAGGCGTTGATACATTATTAAGACCATATAAACCATTGGTGATGTAATGGTAAAAAGATATGAAGATGTGAATGTTTATGACCTTACATTTACCACAAATGAATATGGTGAATCAGTCACAACTAAAACATTAAAATTTAACAGTAAACCTGAAATAAAAACTGTTAAAAATGATTTAAAAATTACAGACAAATATCGAGTTTATACAGGTTTAATTTATATGGTGTTTAACTTCACACCATATACTCGTGATATGTACGATAACCAGAATTTATATTCTATTGTTTGGCGTGGACATGATTGGCGAATTGATAGTCCAGTTGAATCAGACGATAGAATGCACGTTACATTTTTGTGTTACCACAATGACCCATCAACTGCGGTGTAAAAAATGGCTACACAAAATAATGTTTTAGATTATGCAAAGGCGATACAAGCACAGCTAACCACAACCGCAAACCCTGTGCCAGTATATGCGTCTTTTAATAGAAATTTTGCGTCACAGCAAAAGTTTATAACATGGAATTTGCGTAATGTGCATCAAGATGTTTATACAGGCACAACGCAATCGGTGAAGGGTATAGACAGACCTATATTCCAAACCAATATATATGCCGGAACATTGCAAGATGCGTTCGGTATAGCAAACACGATAATACAAGCATTGCATGGATACTCTGGGCAGTTCGGTGGGGTAACTGGTTTTTATATTAGTAAACTTGATATTGATTTTCTTTATAATTCATACGAGAACGATATAAATTTACATTCAGTTTATCTTGATTGCACAATGGATATTCAGACATAAGACAGACTTTTAACTTTTTCGAGGATAAATCATGGCATTACCAAATAGAGTTCTACCCGGTTTTAGTGCAATACTTTATGCACAACCTTCCGCAACGCCTACTGCATTAACAGTTGCTCAATTATCGACATTAGCTAATGTGGCTGCAATTGCAGTTAGTGGTAATCAATTGCCAGTTGAATCTATACCTGCATTTGGTCAAGATGACGGTGTAGTCAACTATGCGGTTGCAGGTTCACGTCAATCAGACAAGATACCAGTGCAATCAGCACCAACATCTTTATCCGTTACTGCCGCATGGAATCCATCCGATTCAATGCTGCTATTAATGAGAGGTGATGCATATAGTGGAATTATTGATCGCACATTTGTCATTGCCGCAGTTGATGGTAGCAACATTGTTTATTATGCATTCAATGGTCGTGTATCGGAATTCCAAATACAAAGTGACCCAAGTGCTGAAGCTAAGTGCGTATTTACTATTCATCCTCGTGGCAACCAGTACGGTTGGTCAAATAACGTATAAAGGAAATTAATCATGGCTGCACCAAATAGAGTTCTTCCCGGTTTTTCAGCATCACTATGGATGCAAACAGGCGCAAACCCAACAACATTAACAACTGCAAATTTGTCCGTATGGGCATCACAAGTTGCAACTATTGTTGGCACTACTGCAAACGGTACAGGTGCTGCGGGTACATTAGTGCCTGTTGAAAGCATACCTGCGTTTGGTCAAGATGATGGCGTAGTTAACTATGCTGTCGCAGGTTCACGCCAATCCGATAAAATTCCAGTACAGTCTGCGCCAACTTCATTGTCGGTAACGGCTGCATGGAATCCATCGGATGCTGCATTGTTGCTTATTCGTGGCGATGCTTATTCAGGTATTGTTGATCGCACATTTGTAATTGCTGCGGTTGATGGAACAAGCACAGTTGCTTATGCGTTTAATGGTCGAGTTTCTGAATTTCAGATTCAATCAGACCCAAGTGCAGAAGCAAAATGTGTCTTTACAATACATCCTCGTGGCAATCAATACGGATGGTCTAATACCTAAAACAATGCCCCTTCGGGGGCTTTTTTACATTAAAATATATGACAACAAATATACAATCAAGCAATGATTTATTAGGTTATTTATTAGAGCAATCATTAACTGCGCCTAAAAGTTGGTTCGGTTTCCCACAACAAAAGCTGACAGGTATTGCACTGGCTCATTCCATTGCTGCCAATCACGCTGACAAGATGTCACCACAAGAAATAGTCGATTATGTAGTACGACTAAACAATGAAATTTATACAGGTATCATTAAAAAAGGATAAGACATGAAACTATCAGAATCCCTAAAAATTAATACTGAAAACATAAGAATTCGTGACTTTATGATGGCAGGTCAAAAGCTGCGGGTGCGTGTTCCGCTTGCTTCAGAATTTAATGAAATGAATGAACGCATTAAAAATGCTGAATGGAAAAGCCATTACGATAAATTATGTGCGCCTTTGCTAGAAAAAAAAGAAACTTTAGAAGGTGAAAGTTTTAAGTTTTTAGATGATGATGTAATTATTAACGACAAATCAATGAAAGAAATGGCGCAACTTACTGCCCAAACAAATTCAAGAATTGTCGAAATGTTTAAATTATTAGTGCCTGTAATTGAAGGCGCAGATATGTCAAATTTAACTTATGAGGAAATTGAAAATGAATTTCCTTTTTCGGTTCAATTAGAAGTATCAAGAAAAATTTGTGAAGTAATTTCGCCTAATTATGAGGAAACAAGAAAAAACTAATTGGCTCATTGCGCTTGCAAGCTCGTGCATATATGTTGGCGCATGGAGCAAATCCTGACGCAATGAGCGAAGAAGATTACCAAATGGTAATGGTTGGTTTAAATGATGGATTGTTTGGGAATAAAG